GTCTCCCTGTCGTCCAAGCGTACAGACAGGCGACGGTAACGCCGAGGAAGGCGGCCATATGCGCCGGGCTGTCGAAGAACCGGGACATTAGTTCGAAACGGTTCAGGGTTCTATCCATCGGTTGACCTCCTATGTCACCGTAAGGTTCACAGTGTCATTGTCTCACTGTATGGTTCACAGTGTCAAATGCGTCAACGATGACAGGATTCAGGGGTTGGGGTCTGGGGGTTCGAAAAGCATTGCAGAGTAAAAGAGAGTATAGGACCTATCCAATCAGAAATGAGGTGAGTCGCAAATGACTCCGTGAACCTTACAATGTGATGAATCTGACGGAGGGATGAACACCTCATCTCAGCGGCCTAGGAAGCCCTAGAACCATCTCGGATTACCTCGGGTGTATCCCGGTGACTGTACCCCGCTGAGATGGCTCCACGGGGCGCACATCGAGCGAATCCCCGAATCCCGCACCACGAGCCAATCTCGGGCGATCGCCGGGGTGAGCGGGTAGCCTGATAATCACTATTATCTGGAAAGCGGGGGTCGCGGGTGCGCGAGCAGGCGTGATGCGCGTACACGCGGGAGCAGGCGGGGGCGGGGGTGGGGGTGCCAGGGTCCCGAGGGCCTGGGGGTTCTGCGAAGGCTGGTACCACGAACCAAATTTTTCAAAAACCAATGAATCAATGAACCCATCTCACTGAGAACGAGCGCAACACGAACCAAATTTTTCAAAAACCAGTGAATCAGGGAATCTCAGTGAGAATTTGACTAATCAGAGAATAAGTGATCAAATTTTTCAAAAACCAGTGAATCAGGGAATCATCTCACTGAGAGAATCAATGAACCAACCAGTTCTGTGAAAAATTTGACTAATCTGAGAATCAGTGAACCCAGTGAATCTTGGGAAAATGCTGAATCAGTGATCAAAATTTTTATTTTCAACTGGTGAGTTAGTGATCTCTCTGGGATTAATCCTCGAATGGTCCCTTGTTGAGCCAGGTGTTGCAGGCAAGCGTGTAAATGGGGTATATTCCTCGTATGAGTGAACGCACCCCCGCCTGGCTCGCGCCAGCACAATCGAACGGTCTGCCTGACTGGTTGTCGGTCCACCCCAAGCGTGAACCGCCCAGCCCGCTCACCCCTCGTGGGGCTACGGAGTCGGGCAAGGCGCTGTTGTTCGCTGAGTTCGAGATGGTGTTCCCGCGCATCCTGGAGCAGGTGAGCGCCGGGTACACGCTCGCCAACGCCATCAAGGAACTGCCGATTGCGGTCGACTCGGGCGCGTTTATGCGCTGGCTCAGGAAGAAGCCTGACTTGTACGAACTCTATAAGGAAGCGAAGGAGATTCGCACCGAGGCGTGGGCGGGTGAGATCATTCGCCACGCGGTGGGCGAGGACAAGGACGGGAACCCGTCGATGGAGGACACGGCCAGGTCCAGGCTCATCGTCGACACGTATAAGTGGCTGATGGGTGCCGACAACCGCAAGCAGTATGGCGACACCAAGACCATCGAGGTGAACCAGAGCATTTCGATCACGGGTGCGCTGGCCCAGGCCCAGGGTCGCGTGATCGAGGCTCAGTTGATCGAGGACGATGACGTGGACCTGTTGCCCTCGGCGCAGTACAAGCTCCTGCCTAGTGGATCGGATGATGACGATGACTGAGAAGATTATCGATTGGATCGACCGTTACGGACTACTGGTGTGCGTGATCTGGTACGGTCTAGTGTTCCCTGTCGCGTTCCTTGTCTCAATATGGGTTATTAAATGAAGCAAACGATCTACAGCCCCGAGGAAGAGCAAAACCTGATGGCGCAGTTGTGGTCGCCGATGATTGCGGACGACCCGCTCGCCTTCGTGATGTTCGCCTTCCCGTGGGGTGAGGCGGGGAAGCCCCTCGCCAAGTTCCAGGGTCCTCGGCGCTGGCAGCGTCGGATTCTACGGAAGGTCGCCAAGCACATCGCTGAAGGCAAGGCCATCGACATCCCGAAGCTGCTCCGTATCGCTCGGGCGTCGGGTCGTGGCATCGGCAAGTCGGCTCTCGTCGCCTGGCTCGTGTTCTGGTTCCTGACCACGCGCATCGGAGCGAGCGTCATCATCTCGGCCAACACGGAAACGCAGCTTCGTAAGATCACGTTCTCGGAGATCTCGAAGTGGGGTGCGATGGCGATTAACAGTCATTGGTGGGAGATCGTCGGCATCACCGTCAGTCCCGCCAAGTGGCTGAAGGAACTGGTCGAGCGGGACCTGAAGAAGGGTACCGGGTACTGGGGCTGCGACGGTAAACTGTGGTCCGAGGAGAACCCGGACGCCTACGCTGGTGCCCACAACCACGATGGTATGATGGTGATCTTCGACGAGGCGTCGGGTATCCCGGATTCGATCTGGTCGGTGGCGAACGGTTACTTCACCGAGCCGATCCCCAACCGATTCTGGTTCGCGTTCAGCCAGGGTCGTCGTAACTCGGGCTACTTCTTCGAGATCTTCAACAAGAAGCGAGAACTGTGGGATAACGAGCAGATCGACGCGCGTACTGTCGAGGGTACCGATCCCCAATCGTATCAGGAAATCATCGACGAGTACGGTGAGGACTCGGATGAGGCCCGCGTCGAGGTGTACGGGATGTTCCCGGAGAACGACGACATCTCGTTCATCAGTCCCAGCCTGGTCGAGAAGGCCGTCAAGCGGGAACTCAAGGACGACCTGACCGCGCCCATCGTCATCGGCGTGGACCCAGCCGGTACGGGTGGTGACTGGTTCACTATCATCGTGCGCCAGGGTCACAAGGTCATCGAGATTCAGCGGTACAAGTTGTCGGATGATGAGATCGGGACGATGGAGGGTGTCGGTCATGTCATCGGTGCGATCGAGGAGTTCCGCCCTCAGATCACGGCGGTGGATGAAACGGGTATGGGTGGACCGATTGGCGACCGGCTCCGGGAGCAGGGGTACAAGGTCAGGAAGGTCAACTTCGCCTGGAAGTCGAGCAAGCCCCAGCGGTTCGGGAACAAGCGTGCCGAGATGTGGTCGGAGATGAAGAAGTGGCTCGAATCGGGTCAGATTCCCGACGACAAGCGCCTCAAGGCCGACCTCCAGGGGCCGAAAAAGAAGCCCGATTCGAAGGGTGTGATGTTCCTGGAGTCCAAGAAGGATATGAAGGCCCGTGGACTCGCCTCGCCTGACGCTGGGGACGGCCTCGCCTTGACTTTCGCGTTCAAGGTGGCGAAACGCGAGTCTAGCGGGTATAATGGAGCAAGCAAGCAGAAACAGGGTTCGGATTTGCACTACGCGCACCACTCACAGGGTGGATGGATGGGGCACTAAATGACCGACATCGTGAACACCGACGATCCAAAGCCCAAGAAAAAGGGCACGGGCGATGACATTTTGAAGGTCATGCGTTCCCGCTTGAGTTCGGCGATCGACGCCCTGTCGACCTCGCGTGCGGACGAGTTGGAAGACCTGAAGTTCTACGCTGGCTCGCCGGATAACAACTGGCAATGGCCCACCGCAGCACTCAAAACTCGCGTCAACGCCAACGGGACCTCGGATCGCCCGACGCTGACCATCAATAAACTGCCCCAGCACGTCAAGCAGGTCACGAACGACCAGCGTCAGAACCGTCCTGCGGGCAAGGTCATCCCGGCCAACGGTGACGCCTCGGTCGAGGTGGCCGAGGTGCTGGACGGGATGGTGCGCCACATCGAGTACATCTCGGAAGCTGACGTGGCGTATGACACCGCCTGCGAGAACCAGGTCGTCTACGGTGAAGGGTACTGGCGCATCATCACCGATTACGTGGATGAGGAGTCGTTTGATCAGGACATCCTGATTGAGCGAATTCGCAACTCGTTCAGCGTCTATATGGACCCGATGATCCAGAAGCCGAATGGTCAGGATCAGCAGTTCTGTTTCATCAGCGAGGACCTTCGTCACGAGGAGTACGAGGCCCAGTACCCCGACGCCGCGCCTATCTCGGCTCTGAAGAGCACGATGGGTGTGGGTGACAATTCTGCTTGGGTGACGGAGAAGACCGTCAGGATCGCGGAATACTTCTATTTCGAGACGGTCAAGCGCAAAATGAACCTGTACCCCGGTGGCGCGAAGGCATTCGAGGGTGAGAAGGAAGACAAGGCGCTCCGCAAGCAGTTTGGTGAGCCGCTGAAGTCGCGTCCTGCCGACAAGAAGCAGGTCAAGTGGGTCAAGACCAACGGTTACGAGATCCTGGACTCCCGCGACTGGCCTGGTCGGTACATCCCGGTTGTCCGCGTGGTCGGCAACGAGTTCGAGGTGGACGGCGAGGTGTTCGTGACCGGCCTGGTCCGCAACGCCAAGGACGCGCAGCGGATGTACAACTACTGGGTGTCCCAGGAAACCGAGATGCTGGCCCTGGCGCCCAAGGCCCCGTTCATCGGGTACGCGGGTCAGTTCGAGGGCTACGAGGAACAGTGGAAGACCGCCAACACCCAGAACTGGCCGTACCTCCAGGTCAATCCTGAGGTGACGGACGGCAACGGTGGCGCTCTGCCCCTGCCCCAGCGTTCGCAGCCCCCGATGGCCCAGCAGGGCCTGATTGCTGCCAAGCAGGGCGCGGCCGAGGACATCAAGGCGGCGACCGGCCAGTACAACGCCTCGCTCGGGATGACCTCGAACGAGCGGTCTGGTAAGGCCATTATGGCTCGTCAGCACGAGGGCGATGTCGGGACGTTCCACTACGGCGACAACTTGGCGCGTGCGGTGCGCTGGTCCACCCGCATCATCGTGGACCTCATCCCCAAGATTTACGACACCGAGCGCGTTGCCCGCATCATCGGGGAAGACCGCGTGACGAAGATGGTCAGGATCAACCCCGAGCAGCCGACGCCGGTCGCCCACGTCAAGGACGAGAAGGGTAACGTCATCGAGAAGGTTTACAATCCTTCGGTTGGCCGGTATGATGTGTGTGTGGCGACTGGACCGGGTTACGCAACCAAGCGTCAGCAGGCGTTGGATGCGATGACTCAGCTTCTGGAGGCCAATCCCGCGCTGTGGGATCGTGCCGGGGACCTGTTCGTCAAGAATATGGACTGGCCGGGTGCTCAGGAACTCGCCAATCGTCTCAAGAAGTCGATCGACCCGAAGTTGCTCCAGGATGACGATGACCCGGCTCTCCAGCAGGCATTGGCTCAGATCAAACAGTTGGACCAGGATTTGCAGCAGGCTCACCAGATGCTCCAGAACGCTCACAACTCGGTGGAGTTCCAAGAGCTTGCGATCAAGAGGGCGGAAATCAACATCAAGGCGTATGACGCCGAGACGAAGCGCATCGCGGCTCTCAACGGCGGGATGACCCCCGAGATGGTTTCCGAGATCGCGACTGGCACCCTCCACGCCGCCATCCACACCGGGGATGTCGTCGGTCAACTCCCTCCCCCGCCCCAGGACCCCGCTCAGCAGCCTCAGCCTACCCCTGAGATGCAGCCTCCGATGTCCCAGCCCACCCAAGGAGTTCAGTAAATGCAGATCCTCAATCTTGCGACCGTTCCGGTCGATACGACGGCTGGTGGCACCTTCATCCTCACGGTCGATGAAGCCAAGGATGGTGTGAGCCGGGGGATGACCTGTGTGGTCGTGAACCCCAGCGTGGACATCGTTCTCGTGGACGCTCAGGGCACCGCTGCGGCGACCCCTGGCACCGTGGCGAACAGCCCGTGGGTGTGCCCTGCTGGCGTGCCCACCGTCATCAACCACCGTTCGGGGGCTCTCAAGGCCATCAGCACGAGTGGCACCGCCACCGTCAAGCGTTCCATCGGGTACGGGGCGTAATGAACAAGTTCGGCAACGCCCTATTCGCCCCCGTTGGCGGCACGGCTGTTACGCCGCCGACCTTCACCCGCGCTGGTGCCGCTTGGGACAGCGCGGTTTCGTGGGCTCCGACGAACCTAGAGGTTTGGTCCGAGGATCTGAGCCAGTCCGTCTACACGAAGAACCGTGTGACGGTGACGACTAACGCAGTTACCGCCCCCGATGGTGCCTTGACCGCCGACAAGTTGGTCGAGGATGCTACGGCGACTTCTACTCATTATTTGAGTAGGTCTACTGCTTTCATCTCAGGGCTTGATGCGTCGATCAGTTTCTACGCAAAAGCCGGTGAACGCTCTTGGATTGTCGCCTCTTTCAACATCGGCGCTGGAGCCGAAACCGTCTACTTCAATGTCGGAAATGGTACCGTTGGGACCAAGGGTGGGAACATTACCATCGCCACGATTGCCCCTGTTGGTGGTGGTTGGTACCGTTGTAGTCTCTCCAAGGCGGCGAACGCCCTGGCAACCCTACTCGTCATCGGCTTGGCGAGCGGTGACGGTGGTGTCACTTATTCGGGCGATGGTGCCTCGGGTGCCTACGTTTGGGGCATCCAGTTGGAACAGACACTCGTCCCCTCCACTTACATTCCCACCACCTCGGCTGCTGTCGGCCTGCCCCGGTTCGATGGTCCGGACTACGAGCCGACCGTGAACCTGGCGCTGTACAGTCAGGATTTCACCAACACCAACTGGACAAAGGACCCGTCTTGCGTCGTATCCCTTGAGGGTACGGCTCCGGATGGTTCCTCGCTGTGGAGCAAATTGACGGCCTCTGCGGCGGGTAATGGTGTGTACCAGCGACCGGCGATGACCGCCAGTACCCCACAGACTCTCAGCGTCTATGTGATGGCCGGAACCTGTACGGTACTTCGCCTGGTTGCTCAGGATGGTGCTGGCCCTATCGCCAACAAATTGTATGACCTCACGACCGGCGTGATCACCGATAACGGAAGCACAATGGCCTGCTCAACGGCGATCGAGTCGTTGGGTAACGGTGTGTACCGTTGCTCGTTGATTTTCACTCCAACGGCAACAAACAACGCGAGTCGGTTGGTTGCGATCCGCCCGCACACAACGGGTACCCTGTTCGCGTGGGGCGCACAGGCCGAACTCAAGGACCACGCGACCCCCTACGTCGGCGCGACCCTGGGCACCCCTCGGGCGCGGGGCATCTTGGCTGTGGAGCCGACGCGGAACGATTTCACCTACTCCCAGCAGTTCGACAATGCAGCCTGGACGAAAACCGGGTCGAGCATCGTCCCCAACGCGACCACGGCCCCTGATGGTACCCTGACCGCTGCGAAGTTCGTGGAGAGTGCCGCAAACCAGCAACATCTGGTCGGTCAGAGCAGTCTGGGGACCGGATTCACTGTGCCCTATACGGTGTCCATCTACGCTAAGGCTGGCGAGCGCACGCAGTTGTGGATGAACCCGGCATCCTCACAGGCTGCGTACTTCAACCTCGATACCGGCCTTGTATCGGGCGCGACGGGCACCAACTCGGCGTTCGGGATGACCCCCGTGGGTAACGGCTGGTATCGCTGCTGGGCTGTGATCTTTGCTGGGAATGCTGCCAACGCGTCTAACTTCTGGATCGGGAACAACAGCGCCAACAGTTACGCCGGTGATGGTACCTCGGGGATCTACATTTGGGGTGCTCAGTTCGAGCGTATCCAGGGACCTTCGCCCTATCTGGCCACCACCACGACTGCGCTCAACCGAGCCGGTGCCGACTTCAAAAACGGCGTCGTGGTCGAGGAAGGCACGACCAACCTCGTCCAGTACAGCGATGCGAGTAACGCCTATTGGTCCAAGACCCAAGCCTCCGTGCCGGGTAACGTCATTGTGGCCCCCGATGGAACCCTCACCGGGTGCAAACTGACCTCTGACACCACTGCCACCGCTCGACACTCCGTCAGTCGAGCCAGCGTGTTCACGTCGGGTCAGGCCGCTACTGTCAGTTTCTACGCCAAGCCCGCTGGCTGGAACTACGCATGGGTTGAGATGAATGATGGCACGTCGTTTAACTACATCTTCTTCGATCTCGTCAACGGTACGGTGAGTAAGGCTGGTGGCACGACACAGAGCGGCACGATCACCCCGGTCGGGGGTGGCTGGTTCCGCTGCTCGATGACGCAGGCCACGCCCGCGAACACCGCTACCTCGGTGAACATTGGTGCATCCAACGCCCTTACGATCAACGTCACAGGTGACGGCACCTCGGGTATCTACCTGTGGGGCATCCAGGCCGAACAGAAAGCCTACCCTACCTCCCTCGTCCCCACCTCGGGGGCGAACGGTGTCCGTGTGGCTGAGACGATTAATGTTCCCGTGTCCGGTGTTATGAAACCGGATCAGGGTACAATCGTTGTTCGCGCATACGTTGACCCATTTGTTGCCGCAAACAACACGACCCGAAACCTGTTTCGCGTAAAATCGACCATCGATTCTGGCGCCGTGTTCGTTGACCACTCAAACGGTAATTTCCGTGCTAGTTCGAGTAATGCCTCTGGTTCGGCAAATACTGCTCAGTGGACCAATACCCCCTCGCAGGGTTGGCACTATTTCGGTATGATATGGTCGGCTGCGAACCTGAAGTTGTGGGCGGATGGTAGCAACGTCGCGACTACACCGAACCCTGTTGTCCCCGCCACGCTGACCGACCTCGGTGTCGGCTACCACCAAGACTTCACAAACCGACACTTCGGTTCAGCGATCGCCTACGTTGTTGTATACGACAGGGTTCTATCTGACACCGAGATGGCTGCGGCTACAGTCGGGAATCTGCCTGGCGGTTACAAGGTCTTGGTGGATGGTCGGAACGGCGTCCTCAAGGCGGTCGGTGGCGTCGTGAACCTGGCCTACGACGACCAGTTGTTCGGCTCCATCAACCGGGCACCGTACACGATCTAGTATGCGATTCCTCGCACTCTTGATCACCGTCCTCTCCGTTGCGGCGTGTCAGTCTCCCTCGGGTGCTGACACGCCCAACCCTTATTACTGGCTCTCGTGGTCGAGTCCGATGCTTGACGACGCTTACCAGGCTGCGGCCGAGGAGGCGGTGTCCGACTGGAACACGGTGCTTGACAGGCCCGTGTTCGCGTTCGGTTGGCACCCGTTCGTCAGCGTGGACATTCAGCAGTTCCCCTATCGCCTGGATACGGGCGATGGGATTCAAGCGATTGGACGCACCTACCGATCACAGCGATTCATCGCCGTCAGCACGGACATTGGTCGCGAGGCGTATCGCGTGACCGTCGAACACGAGTTGGGTCACATCATCGGACTCAGTCACTCCAGCGATCCCAATGACTTGATGTGCCCCGCTCCAGGCTACCTGACGCGGGTCACGGCCGAGGATGCGCGTCGGGCCTTGGAGATACTGAATCGGGAACCTGTCAAGAGTCAATATTGACAAACCTCCTCGCTTGCCTGTATAACTATGTTGTACCGGCCCATTCGACCGGGCGCTTAATGCGAGAAGGAATCAATGACCATCGAGAATCAGAACGAAGCGGGCGTTCCCGCGCCGGAATCGACCAGCACGGCGGCTGTCGAGACTGTGGAAACCCAAGCGCCGGAGGAAACGGAACCCAAAACCTTCACCCAAGAGGAATTGGATCGGATCGTCGCCAAGGAGAAGGCCCAGGCCGAGCGTAAGGTTCGGCGTGAGATGGCTCAGGCTGCTCAGCAGCCCCAGAACCAGGTCCCCACCGAGGCTCCGCGTCCCGACCAGTTCAAGTCCCCCGAGGAGTACGCTGAGGCGAAGGCCGAATACCTGGCGAACCAGAAACTCGCCGAGCGTGAGGCCGAGAAGCAGCGGACCAAGGTCGAATCGGAATTCGAGGATCGCCTTGAAGAAGCGCGAGCCAAGTACGACGATTACGATGATGTGGTCTACGCTCATCCGAAGGACGGCGGTCCGGCCATCTCGGAGTACATGGCGGAAGCCATCCGTGAGTCCGATCTTGGTCCAGAGATCGCCTACCACCTCGGCAAGAATCCGAAGGAATCGCTGAGGATCTACGGCCTCTCCCCGCTGGCCCAAGCCCGCGAGATCGGCAAGATCGAAGCCTCCCTGTCCTCCGCTCCTGCGGTGGTGAAGAAACCGAGTTCCGCTCCTGAGCCCATCAAGCCCGTAGGCGCTCGCTCTGCTACCCCCAAGTACGACCCCTCGGACCCCCGGTCCAGCAACACGATGTCGGACTCGGAGTGGATCAATGCGCGCAACGAGCAGATCGCCAAGCAATCCCGCTAACCGCCGAGTTCTGAGAGGACATCGACATGGCCAACAACATTCTGACCCCTGATATGATCACTCGCGAAGCTCTCCGCGTCCTGGAGAACTCGCTGGTGATCACCCGCAACGTGAACCGTCAGTACGACAGTTCGTATGCCCAGGAAGGCGCCAAGATCGGCTCGACCCTGCGCATCCGCAAGCCCGACCGCTCGCTCGTCTCGGACGGCGCCGCCCTCCAGGTGCAGGACGAGAACCAGCAGTACACCACCCTCACGGTGTCCTCGCAGAAGCACATCGGTCTGGCCTTCACCTCGGCTGAGTTGACGATGAGCATCGACGAGTTCTCGAAGCTCATCATCCAGCCCCGCGTGTCGCAGCTGGCCGCCACCATCGACGCCGACGTGGCTCAGGGTGTCGCCAAGCTCATCGGTCAGTCGGTCGGTACCCCCGGTACCACCCCCTCGACCTCCCAGGTGCTGCTCCAGGGTCAGCAGAAACTGAACGAGATGGCGGCGATGATGACCGACCGCTACGCCACCGTCAACCCGGCTGCGAACGCCGCCCTGGTCGAAGGGATGAAGGGCTTCTTCAACCCCTCCTCGACCATCAGCAAGCAGTTCAAGTCCGGTATGATGGGCGAGGGCGTGCTGGGCTACGACGAGATCAACATGTCTCAGTCGATCAGCAACTTCACCACCGGTACCCGTACCAACGGTACGACCGGCGCGGCCGTCGCCGCCGAGGGTGCGACCACGATCACCCTGGCTGGCCTGGGTGCTGGTGGCACCATCAAGGCGGGCGAGGTGTTCACCGTCGCGAACGTGTTCGCCGTGAACCCCCAGACCCGTCAGTCCACCGGCTCGCTGTTCCAGTTCGTCGCGAAGGAAGACGTGACCGCCGATGGTGCCGGTGCCGGTGTCGTCAAGGTCGACGCTATCTACAGCGCCAGCCAGGCCCTCGCCACGGTCAACGCGCTGCCCGGCAACGGTGCCGCTGTCACCTTCCTCGGCGGTGCCTCGACCGGCTACCCGCAGAACCTCATCTACCACAAGGACGCCATCGCGTTCGCCACGGCCGACCTCGTGATGCCCAAGGGCGTCGATATGGCCGCCCGCGTGAACCACAACGGTATCTCGCTCCGTATGATCCGCGACTACGACGTGAACCAGGACCGCCTGGTCACCCGTCTGGACGTGCTGTACGGCTACGGCGTCATCCGTCCCGAGTTGGCCTGCCGCCTCTGGGGCTAGTGTTCACGGGGGAGGAAACTCCCCCTGAACTCAACCCTCCAACGATCTGAAAGGTAAAGGATCTCAATAGATGCCTCTCCAGAATACCTCCTTCTTCCAGTTGGGCGACGGCAACCCGAGCGAGTTGGTCGTCACCGCCAAGCCCGCCCACGCGGCTTACACCGCCGCTGCGACCCTCACCCCGGCTGACCTGGCCGGTGGTGCTGTCACCTACGCGGGTGCCGGTGCCAACCTGACCCTGCCTCTGGCGACCGACCTCGACGCCGCGTTCCCCAACCTCCCGGCGGGTGCTTCGTTCGAGTTCAGCGTCGCGGCGACCGGCGCGGGCACGGCGACCGTCGTGACCAACACCGGCTGGACCACCACCGGCACGCTGACCGTGGCGACCACCACGGCGACCCGCTTCCGCGTCCGCAAGCTCGCGGCGGGCTCGTACAGCTTGCTCCAGGTGGCGTAGTCCGATGGCTGTCATCTACCTGCGTCACCCCGTCCACGGGGAGAAGGTCGCTTCGACCGAGGCCGAGGCGGCTCACGACCGGGAGAACGGCTGGGAAGACTTCGACCCGACCAAGGGGGCCGCTCCGGTGGCTCCCCAGGTCCCGTCCTTCCTGGTTCCCGTGGAGTCCGATCTCCCCGAGGACTTCCCTGGTCGCAAGGAACTCATCGCGGCGGGTGTCGCGATGTGGGCCGATGTCGCCGACCTCGACCGTGATGGCCTCATCGCGCTCAAGGGTATCGGTGAGAAAACCGCTGACGCCATCCTCAAGGTGATGGAGTCGTAAGAAGGAGGGTCCATCGTGGCCTACACAGCCGGTGATTGTATCAACCGCGCTCTCCGACTTCTGGGCGTGCTGGCCGAGGGGGAAACCCCCTCGGCCAGTGAGTCTGCTGACGCGCTGTTGGCGCTGAACCAGATGCTCGACTCCTGGAGTACCGAGCGGTTGGCGGTCTACACCACCACCGATCAAGTCTTCACCTGGCCCGCTGGTCAGGCGTCTCGTACTCTCGGGCCTGGTGGCGACTTCGTAGGCACGCGCCCGGTGGTGTTGGACGACTCGACGTACTTCGTCGTCAATGGCGTCAGCTTCCCGATTCAGATTGTTTCCCAGCAGCAGTACAACGCGATCGCGGTGAAGGGAATCACCTCGACGTTCCCGCAACTGCTGTACGCCAGCGCGGATTACCCCGACACCACGTTGACCCTGTACCCGGTGCCGACGCAGGCCCTGGAGTTCCATTTCGTGAGCGCCCTGCCCATCGCGCAACCGGTGGACCTCACGACGGTCCTCTCGTGCCCTCCGGGGTACCTGCGGGCGTTCACCTATTGCCTGGCGATGGAGATCGCCCCCGAGTTCGGTGTCGAGCCGCCCAACCAGGTCAAGCGTGTCGCGGTGAGCAGTAAGCGTGACATCAAGCGCATCAACGACCCTGGTGACCTGATGACGATGCCCGGCGCCATCCTCGGCACCGGGGGCGGCTTCAACGTCTACACGGGAGGCTTCCAATGAAGTCGCCCATCCTCGGCTCGTCCTACGTCGCCCGCAGCGTCAACGCGGCCGACAACCGGATGGTCAACCTGTTCCCCGAGGTCATCCCCGAGGGTGGCAAGGAACCGGCTTTCCTGAGTCGTTGTCCTGGTCTCACCTTGATGCAGACCGTGGGCAGCGGTCCCATCCGGGGGATGTGGCAGGTCGGGTTGTACCTGTACGTCGCCAGCGGGAACGAGATGTATGTCGTGGACTGGAACTACGCCGCGACCAAGATCGGTGACATCTCCGGGTCGCCTGGTATCGTCAGTATGGCCGACAACGGGCTTCAGTTGTTCGTCGCCTGCAACGGTCCCAGTTACATCGTCAACACGAACACCAACGTCGTCACCCAGATCACGGACACCGACTTTCCCGGTGCGGTGACGGTCGGGTATCTTGATGGCTTCTTCGTGTTCAACGAGCCCGAAAGCCAGAAACTGTGGGTCACGTCCCTGTTCGATGGCACCCAGATCAGCCCGCTCGACTTCGCCAGCGCCGAGGGTGCCCCTGACCGGGTTGTCGGCATCATCGTGGACCACAAGGAACTCTGGGTGTTCGGGGAGAGCACGACCGAGGTGTGGTACAACGCGGGCATCGTGGGTTTCCCGTTCCTGCCGGTTCAGGGTGCGTTCAGTGAGATCGGATGTGCTTCCCCGTATTCGATCGCCAAGATGGACAACACGGTGTTCTGGCTCTCCAGGGATGCGCGGGGTCAGGGCATCGTCTACAAGGCCAAGGGTTACGTCGGTGAGCGCATCTCGACCCACGCCGTCGAGTGGCAGATTCAGCAGTACGGCGACCTGTCGAGTGCCCAGGCTTACACCTACCAGCAGGACGGTCACTCGTTCTATGTTCTCACCTTCCCTCAAGGGACGTGGGTCTACGACGCTGCGACCGGGGCGTGGCACGAGCGCGCCGGGTGGGACGGTACTGCGTTCACACGGCACCGTGGGAACTGTCAGGTGTTTTACGACAGGACTGGTGGCCTGAGCGGAGACATCTTGATCGGGGACTGCCAGTTCGGCAGGGTCTACAAGTTCGACCTCAACGTCTACGCCGACAACTTCCAGCCTCAGAAATGGCTCCGTTCGTGGCGTGCGCTCCCTCCCGGTGCGAACAACCTGAAACGCTCGGCCCATCACTCGTTGCAACTCGATTGCGAGGCGGGTGGTGCGGTGGACGTCAATCCCCAGGTCGCGCTTCGGTTCTCCGACGACGGTGGGCACACGTGGTCCAACTCGCGCTCGCTGAGCCTCGGTACCGCTGGCGAGTACGGTAAGCGGGTCATCTGGCGCCGTCTCGGGATGACGACCAAACTCCGCGACCGTGTGTACGAGATCTCGGGCACCGACGCGGCGAAGATCAGCATCCTCGGCGCTGAACTGGATATGAGTCCGACCAATGCCTAGTAATATTCCGGCCCCTCGTGTGCCGATGATTGACGCCCGGAGCGGCATCATCAATCGTCAGTGGTATACCTTCTTCCTGAACCTGTTCGACCTTCTCGACGCGGGCACCAACACGCTGACGATGGAGGATCTTCAGCAGGCGCCTCCGATCGTCCCCTACGTCCCGACCACCGCCGCTGTCACCGGCAAGTTCTCCGCGTACAAGAACTCGTCCCAGGTACTCACTTCCGGGTTCGATGACCCCGTGGTGTTCCAAGTAGAGGACTACGACGAGGCGGGCAACTACGACCCAACAACGGGTCTGTTTACCGCGACCGTGGCGAGCGACTGGCTCATTGGAGCAGGTGTCACTATCTCGGGTCAGGCTGCTGGCAACACCAGTCGAATCATCCTGTACAAGAATGGCTCCGTCTACAAGCGTCTTGACGGTGATGTGGTGGGCGGTGCGACTTCGAATATGCTGAACGGGACCATCCCGGTTTCACTGAATGCCGGGGACACACTCGGCATCAGGTGCTTTTCGTCGGGCTCGGCTACCGCTGTGGCGGGTAGCGACGTTTGCTATTTCACGGGCGTCCGGGTCCGGTAGGGAGATTACAAGATGGCCGTCAAGACCAAGGTTCTCATCGACAACGATTACACCGTGCCGAACTCCCCGTCGTATGGGATCGGTTACGCCGTCGATCAAGTCACCACCATCATCGATAAGTTCACCGCGACGAACTACGGTGCATCCTCTGCAACGCTCAGCGTTTGGATCGTCACCGTCCTCCAGGGATTCAACATTCCGAAGAACCTCGTCGTGAAGCGGACACTGGCTGCGAACGAGACGTACATTTTTCCCGAAATGGTCGGCCAAGTTATGCTAAATGGTGATACAATTGGTCTGCAAGCAAGCGCAGGGGGAAGCATCAGCGTCCGTGCGTGTGGCAGGGAGATTAACTAATGGCTACTGATCTTTCGGGTGGATTGCCGATTGGTACCGTCAGGCCCAATACGGCCGATGGTGGCAAGACTAACGTGGTCTGGGGCGGCATTACGAAGGGTTGGAGTGTCGTGCCCTCGGGTTCCGCCCCTGCCGCCTCGACCCCTGCCCCGACTTCGACCTACCACGTCCAAAGCACCCCGACCACCTCGGCCCCTTCCTCGCAAACCATCTCCCAGATCAAGGGGCAGATCCAAGACGCGATCAACCATACCCATCACGTCGATCTCGGAAACGGGTACTGGACCGATGGGAATATGGTCTACGACAGGAACGGAATGGGTGCGGGTCAGTGGAACCTGCACACCTTCGTCAGTGATCGCCTTGCGAGCGGTCAGCCGATGCCTCCCGTGGTCACGGGTGCCGGGGCTCCCAGCGGCGTCAACCTCTCGAACACGTCGGGGTTCAACTCGGGCGCGACCAACTCGACGGCCTACACCCCGGCGACCAACGTCCCGAATCCGACCTCCAGCAACATCGTCAGCGGGGTCGGGTCTAACTTCACGCCCCAGAACCCCAGCGGCGGGAACGCGCCTCCTATCGACCAGAACGCCAACCTCATCGCGGGTGGTGCCATCACGGGGGCTGCTGTCGGCCTGCCCATTCTCACCAACGCGGTCGAGGGTGCGCTTGGTGGGGGCACGGCGGCTGCTGCCGGTGCCGGTGGTACGGGTGCCGCCGCTACTGGCTCTGGTAGCGGTGCTGGTGCTGCCGCTGCGGGTTCGGCTGCTGCCGGTGGTGCGGCGGCTGGCGCCAGTAATCTCATCGGTGACGCTGCCTCTGGGATTCCTAGTTGGTTGCCGTCGGTCCTGACCGCTCTCGGTAGCGCCTCGGGGATCGTGGGTTCGACGGCTGCTGCGAACGCCCAGGCCGATGCGGCACAGAAGGCGGCTGAGATTCAGAAGCAGGCGACCGATGCCGTCCTCGCCCAGCAGCAGAAGCAGTACGACCAGCAGCGAGCCGATCTCCAGCCGTGGATGCAGGCGGGTCAGACCGCCCTCGGTCAACTCGGGAACCTGACCAGCGATGCGAATTGGAAGTCCTTCGGGATGGATCAGTTCCAGCAGGACCCCGGTTATCAGTTCCGACTCGACCAGGGGATGAAGGCGCTCCAGAACTCGGCGGCGGCTCGGGGCGGTCTGCTCTCGGGCAACACGATGAAGGGCATCACCGACTACAGCCAGGGCGCGGCCTCTCAGGAGTACCAGAACGCCTTCAACCGTTACCAGACCGAGCGCAACTCCCGACTGAACTCGCTCCAGTCCCTCGCGGGGCTGGGTCAGACGGCCGTAGGCCAGTCGAACCAGGCGAGCCAGAACTACACGGACGGGATGAGCCAGGCGACGTTGGGTGGCGCGAACGCCCTCGCTGGTGGAATGAACGAAGCGGCCAACGCCCGAGCCTCGGGTTACATGGGCGCCACGAATGCGCTCACCAACGCCCTTTCGGACTACGTTAAGGGTCAGCGTCAAGATTCCTATATCAACGCCCTGGGAGGTTACTAAATGCCGCTTGATCCGATTATCGCCAACCCTGCGAAGTTCGACTCCGGTGATCGGTTGGCGGACTTCAACAACTACCTGCTCGCCTCCAGCCGGATGAGCGAGGCGGCGAAAGCGCGTCAGGCCGAACAGGTCAGGAACGCGCTGAACGACGCGTACCAGCAGTTCACCGACAAGGACGGCAAGGTGAACGTCAACGCCCTGGTGTATCACCTCTCGCAGAACCATCTCGGCACCGCCATCCCCGGTGTCCGCGATGAGGAGCAGAAGTTATTGAAGGGTGCTTCCGAGATCGACAAGACCAAGGCCGAGACGGGCAAGGTCGGGGCGGAAACCACGAAGCTCGGAGCCGAGACGGGCAAGGTCAACGCCGAGGCTTTCAAGCAGGCTTGGGAGAACCATCAGAAGGAACTCACGGGCATCTCGACCGATCCCAAGGTGGGGCATCAGCAACTTGTCGACTGGACGCTCCGGGCCTTCAAGGACCCGATCCTCGGTCCCGCGATGCTGGCGCACGGCGACACCCCGGAGAAGGCCGTCGCCCAGCTTGAGGCGTCGTTGAAGTCGATGCCTTACGACCAGTTCCTCTTGACTAACCAGATCGGCGCTGAGAAGGCTTCCGAGAACCACATCACGACCGAGGATCTTGGTGATACGAGTCGCGTCACCTCGACCAAGGTGTACGGTACGCCCCATCAGACGACGCTCAGCAACAGCAAGATTCACGAATCCCCCGACGCCAAGTACAAGGGGACGCACGTCAACGTCCAGGTCCCTGTCAGCACCCAGGTGATGACGAGTGCCGGTAAGAAGTTCGGTGAGGTTGTCGAGGAGGAGCAGGGTAAGGAGTTCGCCTCCCTGGACCACCTCAACAGCCAGGCACCTGCTGAACTCGCCAACGTTGACCAGACCCTCAAGATGCTTCAAAGCGGAAACGTGATCACCGGCTTTGGTGCGGACCAGCAAGCTGCTCTACTCAGTATGGCGAAAGCGATGCACATTCCCGTCAACAACGAGATGCTGAAGAACACACAGATGCTTCGTCAGCAGATCGGTCGGAACCTGATGGGTCGCATCGCGAGTTACAAGGCTCAGGGTATCTCGCTCACGCCGATGTCGAACCTTGACCTGGAGAACTTCCAGCGCACCGGCCCCCAGATCTTCGACGACCCCGCGACCCTGATCGAGAGTTTCAAGAACTATCGTCAGACCATCGTGGATGGTGTCAACCGCTACAACCAATTGAAGAACACGAAGATGACGAGTCCGGTCGTCGGAGAAACGGTCAAGAAGGTGTACCAGCCGCAACCCGCTGCCGCGATTCCCCCGGCTCCCGGTCACAAGAAACCCCTGTCTCCCGAGGCGCAGCGTTACCTCGCGAAACACAATCACAAGTAGAGGCACCGAATGAGCAAGTCGTCTTGGGCCGAGATGGAAAACGACCCGGAGTTCAAGCAGTTGAGCCCCGAGGATCAGAAGGCCATCAAGCAACACTACGCCGAAACCGAGATGGTCAATGATCCCGAATTCAAGGCTCTGAGCCCCGAGGATCAAAAGGCTGTGCTGTCGGAGTTCCTTGGGGAGTCCGCCGACCTTCCCGAGACGGACGGTCAGAACCACTACACCTTCGGACAAGCCCTCGCCGAGATGCCGAGTCACATCATCCCCAGCACGGGCAAGTTCCTTGAGGGGCTGTGGGGTGCTGTCACCCATCCTGTCGAGACGGCTCAGACCCTCTGGAACCTCCCTGCGTCTGTCGGCACGAACGCTGCGGATATGATTGTTCCCGGCTCCAAGGAAGCCTGGTTGAAGGCACATCCCGAGGACAAGGCCGGGGTCGACGCTGCGACCGGCATCGGTCAGTCGTATGCTGATCGGTACGGTAATTGGGATTCCATCAAGCGCACGATTGCCGAGGACCCGGCGTCCATCGGCGCTGATGTGGCGACCATCTTCGGTGGCGCGGGTGCTGGCGCTCGTCTAGCTGGTGCCGCGACCGCTGCCAAGGCGCTCGATGGGGTCGCGTCGGCTGCGAATCCGATCAATTGGGCGACCGCTGTTCCCAAGGTCATCGCGGACAAGACCGGCGTCACGGCTGCGGCTGGCAAGCTCGGTCACAAGGTTATGGACTCGTTCATCGTGCCCGAGAACCTGAACCCGATGGCTGGCCCCATCAAGGGTCCTCCCGGCCCCACCAAGGCCACCCAGAACGCCTTGCTGATGGACGCCACGGCTGGCCGGGAGCAGGCGACGTTGAACGCGCTCAACCGTGCCACGGAACACGTCCCCGGCGTCCGGTCCACGGCTGCTGACGCCATCGCGAACGACGGTGTTGCGACCAAACTCCAGGCGCTCGCCAAGGGTGCCGAGGATGTCAACCCGGATGAGTTCACCGCACGCGAGTACGCGAACAACGCGGCTCGCCTGGCTGACCTCGACCAGATCGGTCGGACTCACTCGATGACGGACGCACAGTTGCTCCGCGCCGGGTTCGCCCCCGGTGCCTTCAACCCCTCGACCGCCACGGTTCCCGAACTGGAAGCGGCGAAGGAAGCGGCACGCACCAACAACTACGGCCCCCTCAATACTCGACCCGTGACGGCTGATTCGGTGCTGGTCGATATTCTGAGCCGCCCGTCCGGTGCGAACGCAATCGAGATTGCCAGGCAGATCGCCAAGGAAGAAGGCCGGGACTTCCCCGATCCCGTCATCCCGGCATCCACCACCACCTCGCCCGTTGTCGGTCCCCACGGGATGCCCGTGACGACCACGACCCCTGCGAGTTACACCACCTACCAGGGTCAGGACTTGATGCGTCTGAAGAAGGCGTTCGACCGGCTGGCCTACAGCAAGGAACTCCGAGCCAAGTATTCGATCGACGACGAGGCCGCGAAGAAGATCATCGCGACCAAGGAAGCGTATCTGAACTGGCTGGAGGACAACTCCCGTCTGCCCGAGCATCGTACCGCTCGGGAGGATCACGCTGCTTGGAACAACCTGCTCGACCGTCGTCAGGCTGCGGACGTGTTCAAGGAGGCCCTGACCGGGGCGTTGAGCGGCGACGAGCAGGCGACCCAGCGTGCCAACATCTTCGCCAACCTGTTCGACAGCCCGAAGAACGCCGTCAACGGCAACCGGAACGTGAAGAAGGCGACCGACTTCGGGCGGTACACCCAATGGGCCGACCTCCTGACCCCGAACGAGATGGCGGTTCTCAGCCGGAACAAGGCCGACCTCTCACGGATGGCGCAGGCTGAGGCGCAGGCGAGGAAGGGCAAGTCGTTCAAGGGCAAGCTGACCAACTCGGCTGACGTTCCCCAGGCCCCCGGTCTGCTCAGGGTCGGTGTCACGGTCGGTAACGCCCTGGCTCGTGGTCTGATGGCTGGTGTCAACGGTAAGGTCGCGAACAACCTGGCGAAAGCCGCCGAGACGCCGCGAGGCTTGGCGAATGCGATGGACGATGCGATCAAGCGCAAGGCCCAAATGGATCGGGTTCACGCCCGCAACAAGAAGGCCGGGAACGCCCTGAAGCGCACCGCGCCTGCTACCAACGCGATGAACGATGCGCGGAGGAAGCGGATCGAAGCCGAGAACGCCGAGATTCTGAGGCACCTCTAGACGTAGTAACGACACATATCTTCACGTTGTCACGCTTGCCTGCAATCCGGGGTATAATGTCTCCATAAAGACACCCCCCGGATTGTGAGTATACGTGATGACCGAACCACTGACCTCCCGAGTCACCGCTGTTGACGACGACTGGCGTCAACGGATGGAGCATAAACTTGATCAGTTGATCGAGGCTTGGATGGGGTCACTGAGATCCCCTGGTGGGGCTCTAGCCCGAATCGATGACCTTGAACGGCGCCTGAAGGTGTTGGAGGGGTCGCGTGGTTGGCTGCTTGGTGTCGTGACGGCTGTACTCACCTCGACCCTGACCGCCGTCGCCATTGCGGCGGTCCTCAAGGGAGGCAAGCCGTGAACTACCCCAACGAGACGCACATCACCGAACACTTCACCTGGAGCGAGTTCGGCGTGAACCCGTTCAAGATGAAGTCGGACGACAAGACCCGGCTCATCGCTCACTGTCGGAACAACCTGGAGCCGATTCGGTCGCACTACCGCAAGCCCGTCCACGTCACCCCCGAGGGCGGGTACCGCTCGTTCGAGGAGCAGGCCGAACTCTACGCCGCTGACCTTGCCAGGCACGGCGGCAAGCCTTCGGGCAACGTCGCCAAACCCGGCTCGTCGCGCCACAACTACGGCGATGCCTCGGACATCTGGATCGAGGGTGTGGCTCCCCGCGACCTGGCCAACTTCGCGGCCACCCTGCCGCACGTCGGGGGAGTCGGCCAGTACAGGTCCTTCGTCCACGTTGACGCTCGCCCCGTGGGTGCCCCTGGTCGCCCGACCCAGGCCGTCGATCGGTGGTACGAGCAATGAGCCCCTTCCAGCGCGTCACCCCGACGCCCGAGCAGCACGCTACGATGGTGGCGCTCGCCAAGAAGGCCGAGAGTCTGTACGAGGATATCTCGGCTGTCGTTCCCGATTCCCACTACAAGACCGAGGCCCTTCGCCATCTCGAACTCGTCGCGATGATGGCGAACAAGGGGATCACCCACGGCGAAGCATAAGGAGATCACGATGGTTCCGAATCCCTCCCCGACTCCCCAGATGACCGAGGCGCAGAAGAAGCTGGCTCTCCGGGTCATCCAGATTACCGTGGTCCTGGTGCCCGTCGTCGGCGGTGCCCTGGCTGCTCTCATCACCGGCTCCCCGTTCGATTGGGGCCACGCGATTCAGGTCGTTCTGCCCGCGCTGATGGGCACCCCGTAGCAGCCTGACGGGACACAGGTTGCCTGCTGCACAAAGCCCCTGGTACCGTCGTGAGACTGGCACCAGGGGCTTTGTGTTCCCCGTATCGCCTGTGGTGTGTAGGCAAGACCATTGTACCACGAGGCGAGCAAGAAGAAACCCCGCGACCCATATCGTGGCGCGGGGTTTCTTGAAAGGGAGTTGAGTCTTCATCGGGGAAGAAGATCTGAATCCTAGCCCAGTCGGCCTGTGTCGGATGACACCACCGGAGAACCGGCGTCCCTTGTGACCAACGAGAGCGAGTTGCACCTTTTCTAGCCTAGCAACCTAGCCGAGTGACAAGCACAAGAGAATACTACCACACCTTAACCGAGGTGTCAAACTCCCTTCTCTCGACGGTAGTCCTTCACCGCCTTACGCAAGCCCGCCTGTGTGGTTGCCTTGTCGTCCAGAGCCATCGCCTGAGCCTGGTCGATGGTCTTGGTCGCGAGGATACGGTAGCACATCACCGGATGCCCCTGACCCTGGCGACGGATGCGGGCGTTCATCTGCTCGTATAGGTCCAAGCTCCAGGTCAGCCCGAACCAGGCGATGTGCTTCCCTCGCTTCTGAAGGCCGTCGATACCGTGGCCCATCGAGGCCGGGTGTCCGATCATCAGCAAGCAATCACCCGACTTCCACCGCTCCATCGCGTTGTTCAGAGCCGACTCGCTCTTGCACTCGGTCAGGTTGATGGGCCTGAGATGAGCGAACCGCTTCATAATCCGCTCGGCATCGCTCTTGAACTGGTAGGCGCACAGCAGCGGCTGACCACCGAGCGAGTCAATCACTTCTTCCAGGGCGTCGAGTTTCAGGTCGTGAATCGGCTCCCACAACGGGAGGCCCGCGACCGGGTACACCGCGCCGTTGCCGTACTGGAGGCATTTGTTCATCAATGCGGCCTGGTTGAACATCTCGATCTCTTTGCCGCTGTCGAGTTGAAGGAACAGTTCTTTCTCCATCTGCTCGTACTTGTCACGAACAGGTCCCTCCATCTCGACCTCCACATCTCGGACAATGAGGTCGGGAAGCGGGTTGTAGTCCTCGGCTGACATTTCGAGAGTAATGTCCCCGATCAGTTCTTTGATCTGCGTCTCGGTGTCCTTGAACGGGACCTCGGTGTACGGCCCCTCCTTGTAGTAGAACCGCGTCTTGAACGCCGTCTTGCTGGTGCCGAGGCGATGACCCCGGTCAACCACAAGGTACTGCCCGTGGAGGTCCTTGTAGCCGTTGCTGGCCGGGGTGCCGGTGAGTCCGGTCGCCCAGTCGAAATGGTTGATGATTCGCATAAACGACTTCACGCGAGCCGTCGTGCTGTTCTTCATCTTCGAGATCTCGTCCCAGACGATGCCGTTGAACGGGATAGGCTTGCCCTTCTGGACGAAGTACGTGTTCAGCGTCTCAGCGAGCCAGCCGAGGTTCTCATAGTTGATGAGGTACACGTCGGCAGGACGCAGCAGGGCACGGGTGCGCTGGTCCCTGGTGCCCATCACGACCGAGAACTTCAGGTGCTTCGTGTGAGCCCACTTCTCGGCCTCCTGACGCCACACCAGGCGGCACACGCGCACCGGGGCGACGATGACCACGCCCCGGAGGAAGCCGGTGGATAGAAGGTGAGCAATGGTCGTCAACGAGATCGCGGTTTTACCCAAGCCGGGGTCGAGCCACATCATCGAATGGGGAAGGGAGCATTGCATATTGACCGCACGCTTCTGATACGGATGGAGCATATCGGGCGTGCGAAGTGGTGTGTGTGTCAGCGCAACCATTCGGGTAGGACCTCGTTCAGATAAGCGAACTCGCCGAAATACTCCCAAGCCGCCTTGTTGTAACACAACGCCGCTTCCTCAGGAGTGTCGAAGCGACCCAGATACGTCTGCTTCCCGTTGATCTTGATCTGGGCGTGGTACTTACCGCTTCTCTTGTTCAGCGACACACCTTTGTACCCACTCGTGTTGGTCCTCAGCAGACCGATGTTTCCCTTGTTCTGTGCAGCCGTGGAGGTGCAGGGACGAAGGTTCCCGATTCGGTTGTCCGTCTTGATTCTGTTAATGTGATCAATCTCGGGCGGAATGTACCCGTAGTGCCACAGGAACACGACCTGATGTGCAGAGTACATCGTCTTGTCGATTTGCAGGTTGATGTGACCCTTTTCGTTCACGGAACCAGCAATGGACCCGACGACAGCGGTCGCGGATTTTGTGATGCGCCACGTCAGGTTGCCCGTGTCGGGGTCGTAGTCAAACAGTTCTCTCACTTTTGCTTGGGTTAACATTACTCTTTACTTTCTTCTGGTGACAATGTTCGTGATGCACCCGCCAACCGTGACCGTACTTCACGACCTCGCCGTCACCAGGACCAACGGGATGACCGCAGACGTAGCACTTCGCAGGGTACAGATTCTTCATTTGATCACTGTCCACATGTCGATGATCTGTTTGCCCCGCTCAACATCATCAATCACGTAGACGGCGACGTTCTGGTTCCGCAGTTTGGCGTGTTCCCGGTCCTGCGCGGGCGTGGGCTTCTTACCCGTCTGCTTGAACTCGATGAAGATCACCCGACCAGAAGGCGAAATGATCAACCTATCCGGTACGGCGGCTCGCGACGGGCTTGTGAATTTATATGTCAGAAACCCCTTATCCTTGGCGTAGTCGCAAACAGCCTTTTCGATCTGCTTCTCCAACATCACTTTTTCTCCTTCGGATGGGCGTCGAACCACATCAGGAACAGCAGGCAGCAAACGGCGTGGGCGAGGTGGGGCAATCCGCTCTCGGGGTCGTTCATCTCACCGTAGAGCCAAGCGTGAATGTGGCGCATCGCGGCGTCGTAGTACCGGCGATCCGGCTGCTCAACGTGTTGCCAGTTGTCGATCCTGTACTTCTTTGCCCCCATCTCCAGGACCATAATGACCTTGAGGATGGTACCGGGAGGCAGCAGGCTCCAGCGCAGTTTGCCGCCGTCGTGTTTGGTTCCGATCTCGCTCATTCTTCCATCTCCGGTGCAAAATAGTAGGCAGCGACCATTCCGATGATGCTGACAATCCAGATAGCCGCTAGGACGATCATTTCAACTGCATCACGAGTTTTTCACACTCGTTCACGTAGTAGTCGAAGTTAATCTTGGAGCGATCGGCGTGTTCGACCCGGTTGCAGACCTGGACAAGCCATCCCGACTCGATGCCGATGTGACGCCACACGTCGGGCTTGGTCTTGAGCGGGGGCATCACCTTGGTCAGCGGCTTCCCGTCGGTGGTGACGAGGTACCGGGTGATGTTCTGAACCTGCTCGTCACCCCACATCAGGCGACTCGTCTTGGGGAGTTTGATGCGAAGGAAGAAGTCGAACAGGTCGGGCCAGTTCTCGACGGTCTGACGGATGGGAGCGCCCTCGACCAACACCTTCTCGGCAACCTTGGGGATCACCAGGGCTGAGTGGTTCTGATGCCAGCTCATCTTGTACTCGTAGGCCCCCTTGCGCTTGACCTTGCCGTCCACGCCCACCGCGAGGTAATTGTTTACGTCACGGATATTCATCCGGCTGTACTCGACCTGTTCGAGCGTGAGTTTGGTCGTATCCTCCCACCACTTGCATACGCTCTTGACCCAGGCCAAGTCAACACGCTTGACCTTGATTGTCACGCCGTCCGTGTTCGCCTGGATCATCTGGAGGTCGGGGAGCATCATCAACGTCTCGGCCAGCAGGCACAAAAGAAGTTGGCCATTCAAAGTTATACGCATGGTAAACAGCGGGTCATAGAACACGCTGAACGGGCTGTTGGAGTCGCCGTACACGCCGTTCAGGGCGAGCTTGAGCATCGCGGACTCAGCCGACTTCTTCGGGTACTGCTTGCGCTGCTCGAACAGGTTCTTGTAGATGTGGCAGAACGACTGGCCGAGGTGTTCCGGGTAGAACCCGTTCGTGATGGCGAGGTTCGGGTAGAACGATGCCACGTCCAGGTCGATGATCGCATACTCGTCATCGGCCTCGATGATGCTGTTGTTGATGCTGGCGTGGATGCCCCCGGTACCAAAGTCGAACTGGAGCCCGTTCACCGTGGCCGACAGGTCCTTGAAGACCCCCTTCGTCTCGGTGATGCTCTGTTCCTTCAGCCAGTTCAAGACCCGGTTGAACTCGGGCTGCTGGAACTGAATCCACGGCAGGATCGCGTCTCGGAGGTGAATCACCGGACGCGGGGTCTGCCGGGGCGTGCGACCCTTGGGACCGTAGTTGTAGCACGACACCCCGTTGCGCTCCAACTCCATCACGAAGTAATCCTTGCCGATCTTCGTGTCGTTGTGGTTGATGAAGTCGCGTTGGTACTTCTGGGTCAACTCCTCACGAAACGCGATCATCTCTTTCGAGTGATGGTAGAACTTCTTGGTCTGGGAAACGTCGTGGGCGTTGTACCGCTTCAGAATCTCGACCTGTTCCGGGGTTAGATTCGTTCCAACCGGGAACGGGAGATCCTCGACCGACTCCGAGCGCATGTTGAACTCCAGCACCTTCAGGCTGGTGGCTCGGGCGTTGTTGTCGAAGTGGTGGATCTTGAAGAGATCGATCTGAGGGATGATCTGATCGGTAGGCTTGACGAGGTGGGTCCATCGGTCCTGCTTGTCCTGCGAGCCGATGATTGCCATTGCCTTGTTGTACAGGGTCGCGGCGTCGGCCTTGCCCATCTTCAGGAACAGGTGCAACACCGGGTAGTCGAACCCGAGGTTGTTGAACCCGATGAGCCTGGCAAACCGGCTGTGGAGCCAGTGAAGGAAGTCGAGCAGCGCAGCCGAGTCGTTCCGGTAGTCGCTTATCTCGAACGCCACTCGAATCGGGGCCTCAGCGTGTTCAAAGGCGATGGTGAAGACGTTGGGGTACGTCTCAAGATCGAAAACCCACAGATCGTTCATTACGGTTTACCTTACGATGATGGAGTGCTGTATCTGAAGCCCGATGGCGGTTTTGAAGCCGCTGCATCCGGTAACACCTCGAACGTGTTACGGACCATCGGGGCGCGACGCGCCAAGCGTCAGAGGAAGGTTTAATTCCGGGAGATCGGTTCGAACGACCTTGTGCCCGCCCCCAGCCTCGTCTTAGAGATGGTACTATACCGGCGCCGAGGTGCACCCGGACAATGACTAGGACAGGAACGGAGGCAGACCAGCCGGGGGCGCGAACTGCGGGACAGCAGGCGCGACGGGAGCAGCGGCCAGACCGGCACCAGGGAAGGGAGCGGCGGGCATCCCCGGCATACCAGGGACACCAGACGGGGCACCGGGGACAGCCCACGCGGGAGCCACACCGGACGGGGCAGCAGCGGCAGCGGGAGTCGCGGCGAACAGGCCCGAGGTGTCCACGTTACCCTCGCCAAACGCCTCGCCATCGGCGTAGAACTGGACAGCCACGAGATCGCAGCGGATACCGCGACCGTGCTTGTTCTCCTGGAGCCACGGCTTCACAGCGGCGTTGACGTAGCAGCCACCGTAGAGCTTGCGCGCCATCTGCTGAACGGCCATCGTGTTGTTCTCGTCGATCTTGTTACCATCGGGACCGATGATCTGAGGCTGACGGGTACTGCCAGCGGTGATGTAGTACATCCCCGCGTAGCCGTCGTAAGGCTGGAAGGTCTTGCCGTTGACCTTCTCCTCGCCCGCACCGTAGCACCGCTTTTTGCGGTCGGTCCCACAGTGAGCGATGACGTTCTGTGCGTTGGCGCCCCACTTCTCCAACGCAGCCTTGGCGACGGCCTGGTGGAAGGCGGCCCAGCCGGGGTTGTTGGGGGTCAGGATGAACTCGCAGTTGTATGACGCCTTCTCGGTGCCGTCGTCCTGGGTCTTGCGCTGGGGCTCAGCGATGTGGGGGAAGCTGAGGCGCACGTTCGACAGAAGAATGAGTTCGGACATTGGATTCTTACTCCTTTTACGTTACGGTGTGGACGTTACTATTTTACTGCAACCAAGCGGGAACTTGAAGCCACGCGGGCATTTCGAATTGTTGCGAAACAATCTCGCTCGCTTGCTGAACCACTTCGGCCGGGGAGGGGACGGACTGAGGGGCAAGGAAGGCCGGGGCCTCGACCTCGAACGTCTGCTTGGTGATGTCACCGAATAGGGGAGCGGCGTTCGTGATGACGGCGGGACGAGGGTCCGACTCGGGGGCCACGCTGGGCTTGCCCATAATCGTCGTGATGTACTCGTTATTCATCCGTTTGATCTGGGTGTCGGAGAGTTTGGTGATCTCGCCCTTCTTCTCCCAGGTCAGCTTCTCGGCCTGAGCAGGGCTGATGAGCGTGGTCACGTAGCACGCCGACTTGGGGATGCCCATACCCGTGAGCTTCTTGACCATCTCCTCCTCGGAAAGCGCCCACTTGCGGGTGCCGCGACCGTTGACGAGTTTGAAGCCGGGAACCGCGATGCCCGCCTCAAGACGACGCTGAATCTCCTTCTCGACGCCCTCGATGAGCGAGCGCATCAGAGGAGCCGCCTCGGCAACCTGGCGCAACTGTTCGTCGGTCATCGTGTGTGGGTCCTGCTGAGCCGCCTGCTGGGCAGGTTCGAGGGTCATCCACTCGCCAGGCTCGACCATCACCGCACCGGGGACCGGGGGGACCTCGACCGAACCAGGGGTGACATCGACACCGGTACGAGTGAAGGAAGGAACAGCACCAAACATCACGTTGACCTCGTTCATCGCCTTGTTGGCGAGCGCAGCACAGGCACCCTTGGCCTTGCAGTACTTACACTGGCTCTCACCGGGAACCAGGGGAGCGTTCGGGTCGTCGGTCGCTGCGGCCTGAGCCTTGGCAATCTCGACCTTTTCGAGGAGTTCGGACACGGTGATCTCGTGCGACGAGATCCAAGGCATCCCCTTCATCGCGAGCTTGGGTTGAAGGATGGTCAAGCGGAACTTCTTCGGGTACTGCTCGACCGGCAGTTCGGCCAGCACGCCCATCGCGTACTGCTCAAGCTGTGGATTGTCCTTGGCGACAACCGGGGCCATCCCGTCCTTGTAGTCGATGACCTCGTACACGGACTTGTCTGGAATCTGACAGTCCACGGTGCCGCTCATATCGGCTCGCAGGACCAGGCCGTCGGGGTGAACGCGCTTCTCAGCGATCGGGGTTGAGCCGGTTTCCTTGACCCGCTCTCGAATGTACTCGATGGCCTGATTCACCCGGTTGGCACGGTCAGCATCGACCCGGAACGTGTCGGTCGTCCCGTCGTCGTTCGGGTACGTGAACTCGGTACCGATCAGGTGGAGAGGACCGATCAGATTGGACTTGATGCAGTATTCCAGAATCGCGTGGGTCCTGGTGCCGTCGAGCGCGGCGGGACTGTCAGGCGGGTCGGGGTACTTCGCCTCTTCCCGGATCGAGCCGGGGCAGACCCCCCAGCGGTGTCGGCCGCTGGGGGAGAGGGCGCTGTGAGTGGTGTTGTCGCCCATCGAAGTGTTACGCCTCCAGGGCCGCGAGGATCTGACGCGCCGTCTCGGCACCGACACCCTTGATGCGGCGAAGTTGGTCGTGCGACTTGCCCCGAATGTCGTCATAGGCGAGGTACCCTGCCTCGGTAAGAGCCTGACGACCAGGGAAACCTTCGGGAAGCATCACGGGCGACTCATCAGCATCGTCCGAATCCTGGACCGGCTCGGTCGGAGCCAGGAACGCGGGCACCTCGACGGGAGCCTCGGGAACTTGGACCTTCTCATCCGTGACCTCGGCGGGCTGGAGGAACGAGGGCATCTGCGGCGGATTGTCGATCGTGCCCCACAGACCACGACCACGGTTGACGATGGTCGCGTTCGGGACCTTCGACCAGCGGGCGATGTAGGCGGTCAGGTTCTCGCGGGGCTTGGTGCCGTTCAGGACAACGCCATCGGCTTGCACGGCCGCGATGATCTGGTCCACGGTCATCGGCGTCGGGTTGGCCTGGAGAACCTTGGTCACGGCGGCGCAGAGGTCGTACTGACCGGTCTTCGCGCCACCAGCGGGTTCAGGCTTGAGCGGACCACCGAGGCGCTGGAGCGCAGCGCGGGCGAGCATCACCTTTGCGTCGGCCTCCATCACGTTCGCCTTGGCGCTGCTGACGGCTGCGATGGCCTCATTCAGCGCATTCCGCGCGGCGAGTTGAACCGAGAGGGCGGCGTCGAGATTGGTCTGAGCCTGCTCGCGGGTGATCTGTTCGTTACTCATTACGTTTACTCCTTACTGAGCCTTGAGGGCTTCGATCTGCTGGTACACAGCGGGGAAGTGGGCGGGCTGCACGTCGTTGACGTTCTGGTAGCCGAGGCTGGTCAGCACGTTCTGCATCTGAGCACCCTTCTCGGGGCCGAGCAGACCGTAAGCTTCGGTCATATACCCGATCAGACCCTTGGTGTCGGCGAACGGGACGGCGGGAGCGGCAGCAGCCGGGGGCGCCATGAACGTCGGCGTCGGGGGCATCTGGGGCGCGGCGTCCGGAACCGGGGTCGGGGGAACCACCATCGCAGGGGAAGGCGCGGGGGACGGGCTGAAGGCGGGCTGCTGGGGCACGACGGCCTGAGCGGGCTGGGGAGCGGCGACAGGCGCGGCCTGCAACTGCTGGACGAGGGTGATCATCACGCTACGCAGGGCAGACACTTCAGCGGTCAGGTTGTCAATCTTGGATTCGAGGGACATTGTACAATGACTCCTTCTTGTCGGGTGGGGGAACAATAGTAACGCGGTCCTCGGAGAACCCGACCACCAGTTCCCGCAGCACATCGGACGCCGTGAGAGGTTCATACTGAGCGGCCTTGCTCATGAAGGCGGCTTTCTGCTCAGGAGTCACACGGACGAAGATTTGTTCGGACTTGGGTTTCGGGTCGCTCATTGGTTCGCTCCATTAATTTATGCTTGCCAGTGTACATCACCTGTAGTACAATGTCAAGCATAAGCAAGCATAAATTTTGCAAGAGGCGCAGATGACACTGATCACGGAGTATATCGCCCACGGCTGGAAGGTCGTTCCGATTCCCCCTGGTACGAAGGGACCGCGCTCGCCTGGATGGAACACCCGTGCGGGCGCGTTGCGTGACCCGTCTGTCCTGCCTGCGGGGTTCGGTGTCGGCCTGATGCACGCCTACAGCGGCACGATGGCGCTCGACGTTGATGATTGGTTCCTGACCAAGTTGCACGGGATCGACGTGGACGCGCTGTATGCGGCACCTGACGCCGTGACCATCAACTCGGGCAAGCCTGGTCGCGGGAAGCTGCTCTATCGGATGCCGTTCGGGCTGATTCTCCCGACGAAGAAGTTCCAGATCGAGTTGGGTCGGGACGAGCAGAACCGCATCAAGCGCATCAATATGTTCGAGTTGCGATGCGCCACGATGGATGACACGACGGTCCAGGACGTGTTGCCCCCGAGCATCCACCCCGAGACGGGCAAGCCGTACACCTGGGGTGGGTCGGGTGATTGGCGGAACCCGCCGATGATTCCCCCGTTTCTTCTCGACATCTGGCAGGAAGCCTTGAAAGATGCCCGTCCCGTGCGCGTGGATGGGATCGATTCGTCTTGGGACGAGATTCGCGAGGCGCTGAGCCACATCGACCCCGACTGTTCGCGGGACGATTGGGTGAACGTTGGGATGGCGCTCCAATGGGCCGGGGAACAGACGTTCAACCCGGATCAAGCGCTGGAGATCTGGCACGATTGGAGCAAGGGAGGCACGAAGTACCGGGGCGAGCGGGACATTCTGACCCAATGGAACAGTTTCCGATCGGATAAGAGTCGGGTCATCACGCTCGGGAGCCTGTACCATATGGCAAAGAAGGCCGGGTGGGTGCGCCCGATGCCCGACGCCTCGACCCTGTTCGGGGATGTCAATACGATCGTCAAGCCCGAAGACATCCTGGAGTCGCTTCGTCCGAAGCCGCCAGCACCCGACCTGTCGTTGTGGCCGAGCATCCTCAGCAAGCGGGCGCAAGAGGTCAGTGACTCTGTAGGATGTGACCCGCTCGTGCCCCTGTGGGCTGGGATGTCCGCTGTGTGCGGGGTCGTGGACGCACGGACCCGACTCGAACTGATGCCGGGGTTCAAGGTGCCCCCGGTGCTGTGGATGATGACGATCGGCGACCCTGGCGACCGCAAGTCCCCCGGCTCTCGTCCGATGCTGGCCCCGCTCAGGGACATCGAGGCGGAAGACCTGCCGCGCTACGCTCGGGACGTGCTGGGCTGGGAGGCGCAGGAGGCGGCCTACAGCACGGCCAAGAAGGCGTTTCTGGACTTCGCAGGGAGTCCCGAGGGGGCGCTGGGTGGCGAGGCTCCGCTGGTTCCCGCTCTACCGGCGAAGCCTGTGCCGGTCAAGGTCACGGTGTCCGACATCACTTCGCAGAAACTCGTCCGAGCCGCAGCCGACAGGCCTCGTGGTCTGCTGTGCTACCTGGACGAGATGAACTCCTGGGTCGGGAAGTTGACGAACGGGATGTCGGGCGAGGACCGCTCGGCGTGGGTCGTCGGGTTCGAGGCGGAACCTTATGAAATGGACCGCGTGGGCGCGGGCACCATCCGGGCCGAGAACTTCGCCGTGTCCATCTACGGGAATATGCAGCCTCAGGTGTTGGATGAGAATTTCGACAAACTGGCCTGCGACGGTCTTCTTCAGCGTTTCTTACCGTGCGTGCTGCGCCACGAGATGAGCCGGTTGGGTGAGCCGGTGCCCGACGCGCTGACCACCTCGGAGGCCTGGGAGAACTCGCTACGCCTGACCTTCGCCCTGCCTGCGACCACGTACCGGCTCAGCCCCGAGGCGTTCGACGTGTTCCGCAGGTTTCAGGAGTGGTACGAGGGTCGTATGCGCAGCGAGCGCCTGCTCAAGTCGTCGGGTGAGTTCGTGACAGCGTTCGGTAAGGTGACGGGCCTCGCCGGTCGGCTGGCTCTCGTGTTTCACGTCCTGGAGTCCCCTTTCTCCCCGATGGTGAGCGCGGATGTGATGACTCGTGTCGTCAGGATCATTCGAGAGTTCATCGTCCCGACTTACCGATATGTGTTCGACTCGCAGGGATCGATGAGCGCCTACGATGCGTGGGTCATTGAATACATCATCCAGTATTCGGACAAGCCGAGCATCACCCTCAGCGACATCAAGCGTGGTGCCCGTCGCCAGTTCGAGAAAGCCGGGGTCAAGCAGAACCTGACGCAAAACGAGTGGACGCTGGGTGCGATGTACCTGCTCGAAAAGATGGGGTGGGTCGCTCGCATTGACGACGGCTCGAAAGAGTACCAATCGGTCGCTGAGTGGCTGATTAACCCGCACCTGAAGACCACGTTCCGGGAGTACAGGGAGGCCGTCGTCCGCGCCAAGATGGAGCGGGACAAGGATCGCCTGGAGAAAGCAGGCATCACTCACTACGAAGCGAAGGCAGTCACGCACGGGGCGGAAATACTTGAGTGTGTGTAATTGTAAACCCTGTGTAACCAATTGTCAAGCGGTAGACATAAGAAAACCCCCGGCTATGCGCCGGGGGTTCTGCGTTAATTACTTCAAATCGTTGGGGATGCAGGCCCCGTGGTGGGGCTCATCATCCAAAAGGTACAGCTGGCCCTCAATAGGGCCGCCACACTGGACGCAGACCCAGACGGGCCGGGGAGCCAGGTGGTACGCCTTGCGGTCGCGCATAACTTCTCCCATCACCGCTCGCCACGGGCGACGGCTCGGTATTGGCGGGCCAGCAAGAGAGCGTCGTCGTGGCTGCAATTCTCGAAGTTGTTGGCGACGGCGAGGAAGATGTGCCGAAGGCGCTCAATCTCGGCCACCAGATCGCCCGCTACGCCTGCAAGGGCCTCGTCAGTTTCGCGGCGGCGAGGGTCGAACCATTCGTTTTCTTCACGCTTGGCGACGAGGCTCTTAACCAAGTCCAGCTGCTCTTGGCTCAGGGGTTGTTGTTCTTCGCTCATTACTACTCCGATCTCTACTTCCCAACCATGTCCACGGTCATCTTGATGAGCCGCTTAATGGCCTCCCGGTCAGCAGGAAAGGGGCCAAAGAACTTGGCCTTCTCCACCTTGCGCCCCCTGCCGGTGTCCATGTTCCACACCAGGATTTCGGCGTCCGTCTCCATCACCAGCGCCCAGGCGGGCAGCTCGGCGTCCACGTCCACCGGCATGCCGAAGATGGAGCCCGCCAGGTGCGCGTCTTGCTTCGTGGGGCTGTCAATCAGCCGAGGCTTGAAGCGGTCGAACACCGAGCGGTCGCCCACGGCGAGAGTCCGCAGCAGGCCGGGCGTGAACTCCTCAGCCTGGGCCTTGGCGTCCAGCAGAATCTTAAGGGTCAGATCGGCCACGTCTGGGCCTCCTTTCGGTTGATTCGCTCTGATCGCGCTACTCGCCGCGCAGGTACGCTTGAGCGTCCGCGACGAGGTATTCCCAGTAGTCCCGAACGTCGCCCGCGTCCTCGCCAGCCAGCGCCCAGGCAAGGCGTCCGATCTGGTCCTTGGCGGGGTAGGCTTCAGCGTCCTCCCAGTCGGCCAACTCGCGGACGGTGCATCCTGCCATCTCGGCAAGCTCGCGACGAGAGAGGCCGATCCTCAAGCGGTAGCTGGCGAGCTGCTTGGCGAACTTCAAAGGAGGAACCAGGGCGACGTGCGCCCCAAGTCCTTCCTTGTCCAGCGCATTGGAAATGGCTGCCCGCGCTTCTTCTAGCTTCATTCGTTCGCGCATGTCATCACCTCTCCGCGAACGGGACGTTTGACCGCCCGCCCGCGATGCAGAGATGTGACCAGGCGCGGCCCAGCCGCGATTGCTCATCGCCTGGCTCTACCTCGGTGCCGGTGGGGTCTTGCGTGGCATCAACGTATTCGCCGATGACCCTGAGCAACCATTGGTTGTGTTCGAAGTCGCCCATGTGGGCCTCCCTTCTGTGTTGTTCAAGTCCTCTCGCTACTCAGCCAAGCAGCTCTAGTGGGATAACCTTGGCGGCCCGCTCGGCATCGGCGCGGCACCAGGCCAGCCCGGTGCGGTTGGCCTTCTCGTACAGGCCGCGTGTGTGGTCCTTGTGGCATTCCAGGCATAGCCAGAGGGTCAGGAACGCCTTACCGTAGGCGTCCCCGCAGATGCCGTTCATCCGAACGGCGGGTCCGTCCAGGTAGCCGCGGCAGACCTGGCATCGGCTGACCTTCCGGGGCTGTTTCACCAGCCGGTAACGTGTGAAGTCGCTCATGGTTGATGTGCTCTGTTATCATTTGCAGTTATCCGCCGACGAGCGAGCGCCAGGGAACCCGCACGGCTCCTGTCTCGCGTAGGTGCATCACGGCACGGTCAACGGTCGCCTTACATATGCGCTTGGTGCCTCCCTCTTGCCAGCACGGGAGGCCCCGAAGCCGGTAAGCCTGCCTCACGGCGTCCTCGGTGCAGCCGATTAATCGCATCACCTCGGCGACAGTGTACGAGGGTTTATCTTTGACTCTGTAATGCTCAATCAGGCGATCACCATCGTCAATGGAGATGAGCAACCGGCTTCCCTTGCCGATGCTCTTAATCTTACCTTCACGGATCAATCGGACAAACGTGTTACGGCTCTTACCCGTGATCTCCATCAGTTGCGGGATCGTGTACGCATCCTGATGATCGAGCGTACTGATACCCATCTGAGTAACCCGAAGTTTCAGAGCTTCACGGGTTCGGGGAATTCCGGTTTCAGTATACAGTCGGAATTGTAGGTTCTTGGGATCATCTTTGCCCGCGTAAATCTCGATCAGGTCAAGTTCCTTCTCGGTCCATTCTGGACGCGGCCAAGGTTGACCCTTGGCGTAACAGTTCAGGCAACCAAAGTCGTCGAAGTGCCGGGATACCCATCCGCAATCTTTACACTTGGGCCAGACCCGTTTGTGATACCACCGCTTGTAATACTCGCTTCGTTTCTCCGCGTTCCGCAATTTCCAATTACTCCAGAATCATTAGACCCGACAAGATGCACTCGACGTGTGCCCGTAGCACCTTCCATTTACCCGAATGGAACCGGCCCATCAGCACCCGGCGACGAATGAGCCTGACAACCAGTTCTCGGGCGTGATGTGTGGTGCCGAGATTGAGTAACCGTGCGGCCTCAACCGAGCCAATCCAGCGCCCCATAAGCCCTTACTTGCCCATCAGGCTGTCGTGAATCCCCGGCGCCATCACTTCCACCATACCCAGCACGTCAAGCAGGCGGTTAACCACCTTGTTCGGCTTGCGGGTACCGAGGAGCCAGTTCGCGATGGTCCCTTGGGGAACACCGAGGTACTTCGCCATCGCGGCCTGGTTCATACCCCGGCGCTCCATCACCGATTTGATGCGTGCGGCGGTGGGATCGAGTGCGGGCTGTTCGATAGTATCCATTGTGATCTACTCCTCTAATAACAACCGGGTAAATGTTCCTTGGTGACGCGGGGTGATTCAGTCCCCTTGACCATTGTAACCTCGCGTCGGTACGGGGTGCCGGGTTCGATGTCGCCACCACACGCCGAGCAGGTATGAGTTAACTGCGCGGCTCTGACGTTGGCGACATCTCGGAAGACAAGCCCGGTTTGCTGCTCGTTCGCCGCGTTCCAGGCTTCATCGGTCCAGTGATTCACCCGCCCAACACCGTATCGACCAAGAGGGCACGCTTGGCGGGGCTCAGGAATCCACCGACGAACAGAGCCACGGCCGCAGCGTCGGGACAGTCCATCGCGTTGAGGGCAGCGGCTACCCCGGCGATGTCCCCGGCTTGGAAGTCAGCAGCCAGTTTAGCCGCCATCTCGTGAGCCGTCCAGTTGTTCAGGGTCGGGGGTGTCACGGTTCTTTGCCTCCTGTCAGTCCCCACGGGGACCATCGGGCGGGGGATCTGCTTGACTCACCAGCACCGCCAGCGCGGCGGCTTCCTCTTCAGGTGTCTCGGCATACTGCCAGGCGATGACCTGCTGTTCAAAGGTCCGGGCGGTATGGGGTCCACACAACGGGGAGCCGCCAGCGATGGGACGAACGCAAGCCTGTACAGCGCATAGCGGGGGGCCCCCGGTCAACTCGTGAACCTTCGCAGCGTGGCCGAACGAGGGTTCCATTTGGGTGAGGTGAGAGACGGCGGTAAGCACCAGGGAGCGGTACATATCCGCCTTCAGGTGATCGGATACAGTCGTCTTGTCCAGGTCCCCAACCATATCCATCAGAATGTTGGCAAGTTGTTTGGGCTTCACCGCAGCCACCTCCGAACCCGGATACTAGGGCGCTCAGCGATCGACACCAAGGCGGCGAGCGTGGCGCGGTGGTAGCGGGTAACGAACCAAGGCAGGTTAATGGTCATCACGATTCACTTTCTATCGATTGGGACGGCACATATTAACGTGTCGTTCACCACACAGGATGCATTGCGCCACCTTGTTTCCATACACATCGAAGCCGAGACGCTCGAATCCGAGGGTGTCTACATCATCCAAGTAAGGGCGTGCGTAGGTGCTTACGAGGTGACAAATTGCACCACCCATTGTCGTACCAAGTTCATCGGCCAACAATTGAAGCGCGACCCTGTACGCCGGGGAGATTGAACCGTTAATCATCGTTCCCACGTTACACCACCTTCATCGGGACAACGGTCCCACCAAGCGCGGCGACGGCTTCCAGGGCTTCGGACTCGCTAGGCCAAAGCGCGATCACGTTGTCAGCGGTACGAATCCAATCAGTGTCAAACTGAATCGCGTAGAACATTTTCTAATCCTCCCCCAGAATGAAGTCGATGTGGGCGCGAATGTTGCGGGCGTTCTTCTCACAATCCATCGCGTTGTAGTCGTCGCCGCGACGGCGGTATGCCTCGGCACACTCGTCTTGTTCCTCTGCTTGCCGTTTCAGTTGGGCAACCAGGGCCTGTTGTTCGTTGGTCGTCATAACTTCTTACCTCACAGATTACAGGGGGACTGTCGAGTGAATGCCCCTCGTTTGCGCTACACGGGGCAGCAGGGGCATCGATCGACCTTCCAGGGGTATGGGTACCTTCGGGGACCTATTCGGCCCCTTCCTCGTCCTCCTGCTCGCTCTCGACTTCCTCCAGGCGAGTGTTGAGCGCGTCAAGTACTAGAGAGACAATCTCGGCCTGCTCGACGGCCTGTCCGCCTTGGAGCTGGGCAATCATCCCCGCGTCAGGCGTCACCAAACCGGACTCAACGGCTTCATCGCAATAGGCGTAACGGTCGGCGCGGGAGTGCAACCAACGCGTGAGGTCCGACGTGTAGGTGTCAGCTTCCAGGCTGGCGTCTTCGCCTTCGTTCTCGACAGCCGACAGCGCGTCTTCAATCCAGTCGTACCGGAAGTCGTCGGGACCCATACCCCCGTGCGCGGCCTGCACCAGTTCACGAACCCACTCGGGGGTGCCGTCCTTCAAGATGCGGATGAGGGAACCCGTATCCCCGATGCGCTCGCCATTGGTGAAGTAGGAACCGGCCTCTTTGGCGAGGGTTTCCAGGGTGACTTCAGTCTGAGTGTTGCTCATTACAATTACCTCGTTACTCGTGCGGGGTGCGTCCCCGCGAATCCCTCGCCCGGTCTTGATACCGGGCGGACCGCCTGTCGGTTAGGGCTGGTACTTTCCAACTTTCAGGTGTTTTGGTTGCATTGTGCGGGTTTGGTTGGTAGGGTTTCCCCTGTCATCCAGCAGACGAACACGATACATATACGTTCCGACCCTGTACATCTCGATCACTAACGCATTGGTCAAGGGCTGACAGGTTCCGGGGCCCCCGAAATGAACCGTACTTCCAACCCTGGTGTTGCGACTGTTAACACTCTTGGTCATCGGCGGGCCGTCCTTTCTTGACTGTGGAATCAGTATATCATCTCAGCGGGATATATGTCAATCCCTTTGGGGAAATTTGTTAGGTGTGAATTTCACCGTATACCATCAGGTTCGCAACCTGCCGGTTATGCAGGCGTTGACCGCACCCACAGTGACAGTACCACCAAACGCGGGCCTTCTCGAACTTGTGCTTGACGTTCTTATCGTCCAAGGTATAGATGTGGTCAGGTTTCTTGGTCATTTGTTCTCAACCTCATACAACGCACGGCCGATGCTCTCGACCTGTTCGAGCGTTAGCACGTCCTCTTTGCCCTTGCGACCCATAGCCCGGACCCGGACGGGGTGAGCATCGCCCCAAATGCTGGCCATAATCTGGCCTTCGTTCAAGGCTTGCCGATAGTGGTAGGCACGAAGCGCCGTACCGGGGAATACTTGAATGATCGTCTTGTACAGTGCAGGTGCGACACCATTAGCAGGCGCGGTCTGCTGCTCAACAATCAGGGCCTGATAGCGGGGAATCTTCATTAGCGCAACCCCCACATCTGCGCGGCGTCGATCGGGTGCTTACCCGCCGGGTCTGACGTGACCAGCCCCGCGTTAGCGAGCAGGGAGAACACCAGCGCCATCACCAGGCCGGGCAGCAGAGCCACGGTCAACAACTCGCGGACAGGGTGAACGGTGGGACGAGGGGCCGGGGTGTTGCGGGCAACCTCAGCCGCTTGACGAAGGGTGCGAATCGTGCGGGACGCCACGCGCCACGCATTGGCAGGGGTCGCGCTCTGCCCGATGACCATACCATCGTGCATCACGCGGTAGAAGGTGCCGCGATCGTGAATCACGCGCTTGCACACCGCGCCGGGGCGAGCGGCGATCACGAGGGCCTTGGGGGTCTGCTTGTTGGTCATCGGGGTTACTCCTTACAGGTTACAGGGCGTGGCGGGCAGGGGTTACAGCATCCCGGTCTTGCGGTACCGGCGCAGCGTGGCGCGGAGGATACGGCGGGCCTTGCTCGGGGTGTCGGCGGTCGTCTCCAACACCTCACCGGACGGGGACACGTAGCGGGCGCGACCATCGGCGTACACGATGATGGTCGTCGTGTTGCGGGTCTTGCGGTGGCTCCGCTTCGTGCGGGGCGCGGGCTCCAGGTCGGCGGTCTTGGTGAGCCACGACAGCGGCACGAAGTTGTCGTAACCGGGCTCGCCGTCGTTATGGATGATGGCCTCGGTCGTCCCCACGTCCCACACGGTACCGGCGAACGTGTTAGCGTCGCGATCGGTGTAGGTCACGCGATCGCCCTTCTTCAGGGTCACAGGCGCGGGGGTCGGCTCGGCGGTCACGAGTTCGGACGGCTTGACGATCTGATCGAAGGCGTTGACGTGCATACGCTTCTTCTCGAACGTCTCGCCCGTGGCGTGGAACGTCTCGGTGTATTCGACCGTCTTGGGCATCATACGGGTGATCGTGATGGTGGACACTTCGCGCTTGTAGGTCTGACCAACGGTGAAAGTCTGCATAGCGATTACTCCTTACAGGGTGCCGGGTGCATCCCGGCTAATCCCGCAGCCCTCAACGACGAGGGCACCACAGCGCTATGTGTAGCGGGCTAAATTCGATCAGATTCAGTTGTCAAGGTTCAGACCAATGGATCAAGTTGTTACCGGGTGGACCCTCTGTTGAATCGCTCGGCTCGGCCTTGTTCACACGCAGCTTACGAGAGACGTAGTAGGAGCGGTCCAGGTTCACGGGCTCGGAGGAACTGAGGCAACCCGGCGCTAGTGGCTCGGCGTTCCGGTTCGCTTCCTTGACCGTGAGAACATCATATCCCATTGAGATGATTCTGACAAGTTAAGTTTAGGTTAAACTGATCAGTCCGGCATCACACGGCCAGTCCGGCGCTCGTAGTCCGACAGCGCGGCCCAATACGCCAACTCTTGCTCGTCTGTCAGTCGGTTCAGCACGGCCGGGCCGTCGACGATGAGTGGTGATGCGCCCTCGTCCCACTCGGCACGGCTGACGGTCCTGTCGAACCAATAACGGTCGTCCCAGCCCTTGCGCTGCACGGTCTTCTGCTCCTGCGTGAACTCTGGACGACTCCAGGCGTTGACGCCCTTCACACGAGCAGGGCGAGGTTTGACCGGCTTCGGTGCTGGCCGTGCCATATCGACCAGCGCCGCGTGTATCGGGTCGCCTTCCAGGCGCTCCATCACGTCGAGTAGACGCACCGCAGCGTATGAGGGTGCGCGTCTCCCTGTCGTCCAAGCGTACAGACAG